TCTTCATACTCTGTAATAATATTTCTTAGTTCATCTATTGTAGAACCATTCTCAAGTTCATACAAAGCTATTTTAAAGTGTTCTTCTATTCTTTCTTTATCCATTACAAAATTCCTCTTAATACATATTGATCTAGGTCTACTCCTTCAGTTTGAAAGAAGTGTTTATAGTTACTCACACCTTGCTTAAACTTTTCTTCTCCTTTAGCATAAAATTCATCACTACATTCAAATATAGCTATATCTAAACTACCTTTATCTATTGCAATAAATACAAAGTTATCTACACCAAACATCTCTCTATATAACCAAGCTTGTAAATCATAACTATATTTGTCAGCTGAGTATCTAAAATCTTTTATTCCTGTAGTAGTTTTTAAATCTATAATAGTATTGCCTTTTAGTATATCTGCTTTTGCTCTAATTGGTATACCATCTATCATAGCTATTTGTGGTACTTCAAATTCTGCTTTTATTAAGTATTCTTTTACTGCTTCATTTCTTAGTAAAGCATCTACTAATCTTTCAGCACTTCTTAACTCTGTATTGGTATAAACTTCTTTACCAGTTTCTTTAGCTAACTTATATTCTTTTGAAGCTTTTGTTGCTGCTTCTACAAATATCATATCATCTAATTTGTTTGGTTCTAATACCATTGTATGAAATAGTTTACCATCTCTTAAAGCTTGTGTTTCACCTGATCCGTATTTAGTTGTAAAGTAATAAGTTTTAGGAGAAGATAATAATGTTTTAATACTTGAACTACTTAAAGCATTTTGCCCTAAGTAACCATAGTAAAAACTATCATCGTACATATTATCTAATATTTCTTGTTTGTCCCAGTTTTTTCCGTCAAATGTAGTTATCATATTATCTTATTTTAATGTTATTTAATAGTTCTAATGTTTCGTCAATTTGCAAAGCGTTTCTAATTTCTTGTGCGTACATATCACTTAAATCAAATTCTTTGCTTAAAGCGTCTATAATATCTGTTAAATAAACTGTAAAGTAAACATCTTCTCTTGTCTGTGATACAGATAATAATTCTTGTAGTTTTAAAATAATTTCTTGTTTGTTCATAGTGTTTGTTTTTAAATTATAAGCAAATATAAAACTTATGTTTGAATAAAAAAACTTTTTAACAAATATTTAACAAAAAAAAGGAAGCTACTTGCTTCCCTTAATTTGCGTTATACAAATACTGTATCTTTGATCTTTATCAGGGTATTCTTTTACCATTTTATCGTCAATCATACATCTTTGTAAAAACTCTTTGTCTTTTTCTTCTGGTTGTGGTGTTGGTATTGGCATAATTATATTTATTTATTGTTTTCTATCCATTCAGTTTGTAGCTTTTCGTAATGTTCTATTTCTCTTTGCAAGTAATCTAATGCTTTTCTTAGATCCTGGAGTTCGTTATCTTTCTTACCTGCTCTTGCTAAATATTTAATTACGTTACCTCTATTGAAGTTTAAGTTATAATCTTTAATAAAATCTATTACATCATAACCTTTGTTATTTTCGTAATGTAGTTGTGTTGCTCTCATATCTACTTGTGCCATTATTCTATTCTTAAAAATTCAGATTCAGTATATTCTAAAAACCATTCTTTGTTAGTTTCGTACTTTTCTATAATAGCTTCTAACATTACTAATTCATCTATAGTTTTAGTTGCTAATTTGTGTACTAAACTTTCTATTTTTCTTTCTATGTTTAATAGCATTTCAGGTTCTGATTTATGCATCTTAACATATTCTTCACTTACAATATGCTCCAGGTCTTTATTTAAAGAGTTAATTCTATTCTTTAAACTTTGTCTGTATTGTGTAGTTGTTTTTAAATTATCATTAGCTTCTAAAAGTAGTTGCCCTAAGATAATTGACTTTAAGTATTCTAGTTGTATTATATTCATAGTTTATTTTTTAATTGTTTTTTAAATTCTTTATACTCATCTAAAACTATAATCCAAATTAAAATAGATGCTGGAATCACTATAGCCATTAACAAAACAAAAATCATAATTGCAATAATAGTTTTTTCCATTTATATTTCTTTTAAAATGTTTTCAGGTTGTATTTTTAAATAAGTTACTTCTTTTGCTACTTTGTATCGTAAACTAAAGTGTGTAGAAGCAGGGTTTTTGTTGTTAGTTTCCCAATCAGGTTTTACCATTAGTAAATTCCAAAAGTAAACACCCCTTGGAGTAGAATTAACATAAATAGGAATATCTAAATGCTTTTCACATTCTGATATCATAGCATCATACTTCTTTTTTTCTAAAAGCATATTATCGTAGTGTGCTGTTCTACACTTTAATTCTATTCTGTGTTTGAATTGTGGTGAGTAGCAATCCCATCGGCTCATTTGGTTTTTAGATTTAACCAAGTCCTTATAGATATTTTCTTTTAACCAAAGAAATAGATCTTGTTCTTTCCAGTTATTCATTTTGCTGAGTTTCGTAAACTTTTCTTAAATCGTTTAAAGTATCTCTCCAGCAACTAGCACAGTTACTATCCTGTATTACTTCATTAAAAACAGCTTTATAAATATCTTTAATTCTCCATTGTTCTTTTGGTGTTAAAGTTTCTTTTTTAAACTGAAAGTAAGGTAGTAAAAATTCTATATCTTCTTGTATTAAGCAATTTGGTTTTCTGTAGCTCCAAAGTTTATTTAAAACTTCTTTTCTACCATCACATCCACAATCTATTCCTGTAGCTTTTGATACAGCTTCTACTACTGCTTTAATTCCTGTAGCAGTTGTAATTTGCTCTACAGTATCTCCTAATCCTTTTGGTTTTCTTTTTGCCATAATTTATAGTTTTAAGTTATCGTAATCTTCTTTTAATAGTTCTTTTAGTTTTTCTTTATGCTTTTTTAGTGAGTGAAATATACTTACAAAGCTTATTCCTGTTTCTTTTGCAAGTCCTCTAATACTTATGTTAGAATCTCTATAAATAGAAAATAGTTTTTTATCGTACCAATCCCAGTTGTTTACCTCAGATTCTGCTTTAGTTCTAAATTCGTTCCAATCTAACTCTTTTTCTAAATCAAAGTCATCTACCATATTGTAAATTTCTTCGTTTAATTCGCATTTAGTTATTCGTTTCTTAACATTGTAAATTTGAAAATGTATGTTTCTAATAATAATAAAGCAATAACCTCTATTTAATTTACCATTAGTAAACATTTGTTCTTCTGTTACTTTGTATTTATGTAACAAAAGATAAAATTCTTGTACAATATCTTCTGCAAATTCAGAGTCAAATACTGAAGCTAATTCTACTAAGTAATCTTGGTACTCTGCAACTTTTTCTAAGATTCCCATAAAATATTAATTGATAAAATACCTAGCAACACCTGTATAGTGTGATAGTTTTCTTCTTCTTGTTGATCTACATCGTATAAACAACCTATCATAAAGCCGTGTATAATTGCAAATTGTAACTCTTTACCTGAGTAAACTGCCCAAGTTATTAGAGTAAATATTAATAAACTAGTAAGCAATATCATAATTGAAAAGTTTAGCTTTTATTTTACCTATTTTTATTTCTTTTAAAGCAGGTTTAACCTGTATATTGATTTCTATATTAGTTAATTCATTATCTTGCTTTAAAATCGTTTTAAATGCTTCTTCAATAACTGCAAAATCTAAGCTATCTTCTGCATTAATTAACTCCTCTATCATTTGTAATTTAAAAGTTACATTTTTAAAGTAGGTTAATAGTTCAGCATTATCAGAGTGATAAACTAACATTCTGCTAGTGCTTAATTGCAAATCGTTTAAATGATTTTTAATTGTTATTTTTTCCATAGTTCAAATGTATAAATTAATTTTTAATAAGTAGATAACTAAAAGTCCAAACCTTTAATATTTTTTGCTTGTAGTAAGTTTACACCTGCATAAGTAAAGCCAATATTATTAGGCATCATTCTTAATTTAATAGGTGCATCTATTGAAGTAGGTCTACCACCTGTTTCTACTTCTTTAACTTTTCTTACGTGTACTTCGCTAATCATCCAATCTGTAGGATGTTGTGTGTATCTATGAATAGTAAATACATCATCAGCTCTGTTACCCCATTTACCACCACCTTCTACATCTGCCATATTAGGTGGTACAGGTAAACCATTATATTCGTGTTCTTTTTGGTGTGTTCTTCTTAAAGCTTCTGTAACAGCGTGAGTATTTAGCCAAATAGATATTTGATTTTCTTTACAAAATAAACGCATTTCGCTAGATACCTGGTAATCATATTCGTGGCTACCTACATTTTTCATTAAATCTCTATCTTTTGCAAGTGAGTTATAAGGATCAATAAGTAAAGCATCGTAATGCCATTCATTATGTATTTCTTTAGCTTCTTTAAGCAAATCTTTGTAAGTGTATAGTTTATCTATATCGATAATTTTAAAGTGCTGTAATACCCAATTTAAACCATATTCTATTTCATCATCAGTCATTTGCTGTATTGCTTTATTTCTAGCAAATTCTAAAATTTTTCTAGCTACTGAAGTTGAGGTATTCTCTGAAGAAAAGATTAACCACTTAATATTATGCTTTATAGTGTACATAGTCATTAAATAAAGTATAACTGTAGTTTTTCCTACATTGGCGTGACCTATAATAACATTAAAGTTAGCAGGTTTAAATCTAATGTGTTCATCAAACTCTGGTATGTTAATTTTAAGTCCTTCTTTAACTCTACCGTATTTAACATCTAAAATGTTTTTTTGTATATCTAATAGTTTTGCTAACATAATTATTCTTTTACAAAAGTTCCATTAATCATTTTTCCTTTTCTACTTTGTATTTCATTATAAGCTGATTCTATACAGTTTTCAATAGAAAAACCACATAACTCAGATAAATTAGTTAATACAACTACACAATCTCCAATAGCATCTATTATTTCCGCATCATCATTTTTTAATATAGCTTTAGATAATTCACCACATTCTTCTTGTAGTTTTAAATATTGTGTTTTTGGATCTCCTTTTTCATATATTCCTCTTTCTTTTGCCCAAATTCTAATTTTATCATATATAGATTTATTACAATTTTGATGATAAAAATTTATAAATGATTCTAAATAAATAAATCTTTCTTCATTATGC